GTCAGCGTGGCGCCTCTGCTGAGCGCGATCGCCGATGGGCAGCGCGGCAGATCACCTTGGTCTGTGATATCTGCGGCGACATCCCGCACGGCGTTCCGGTGCCTCCGGATCATCCGATCAGGCTGTTCGTGCTGACGTCGGAGAAACACCCCGAGGCCGAGATGGAGCACGTTGCAGAGATTTGTGAAGCGCTGGCTAATCAGACGGCGGCGCCTGAGTGGGAGCGGATGCAGGCCACGCTTGGCGTGCGGAGACTTGGCTTACGCGCTATCGGGCTTGCTCCGCTTGCCTCCTCTATCGTGCCGATGGCGACGGTCTACGGCGACGACCTGACCGACAAGGATGGCGAGGCGCCGATCCTGCGCAAGATCAGCGCGGACGATATGCAGATGGAGCACAAGCCCGAAGACGGACTGATCGATGACAACTCGATCGAGACCGACGTCGGCATCGTTCAGGCGCCAGAAAAGAAGGACGTGATCAAGATCGACGGCATCAATGGCTGAAGGAATCAACGTCAAGGTCGATGCGACCGACATGCTGAAGTTCACCAAGCGACTCGACAACATGGCGAAGGCGGTCAATCCGGCTCTTGCCCTCGGCCTCAACGAAGTCGGTGACGGTCTGATCTCGGTGCTATCGACAAATCTCGCAAAAGAATCCGGCCTCGGAATCGAACAGGTGCGCGGGCTGATGAAGATCAAGCGGGCCAAGCCCGGCGATCTTCGCTACGAAATCACTGTCAACAAAGCGCTGATGGAAGGCGATGCCGATCAGGTGGAGGGCAGGCGCGAGAGTACCGACTTCGGTAAGCGCGATCCGCGCGCGCTCGTGATCATCGTCAGTAAGAACGACGAAAATGTCTGTATGGATTGTGAGGAGCTACAAGCCGCAGGACCGATGCCGCTGGAGACCGCAAAGGCGCACATCCCGAAGCACCCGCACTGCCGATGCGTCATCATGCCGTATGTTCAAAAGGGAAAGCGCTTGCCGGTGACGATGACATCGGTGAGCGGCACCGATCCACGCAAACGCATGGGTGGTGGACGTCCGGTCGATGTTGACATCACGCTGAGACAGTTAGCGCAGAAGGTGCTCGAAAAGACCGCGAACAAGATCCGCATCGAACTGAGGAAGTGAAATGGCAGATGATTATCAGCGCCTCCTCGGACAACTCAGTGAGTTGGAGCGCAAGATCGCCAATATGCACATGAACGGCACCGTGCACGAAGTTAAAGGCACGAAGCTCCGGATGGTGATCGGCAAGGACAGTGAGGGCAAGGACGTGCTCTCGCCGTGGCTGAACACCTCCAACATGCGCGGCGGCGCCAGAGAACAGCGGTTCTACAAAAAAGGTCAGACGCTCGGACTGATCTGTCCCGGCGGAGATCCGGCGCAGGGGATGATTACACCGTACGCACCGAATAAAGATTTCAAGACGCCAGAGCACGCCGACGGCAGCGGTCAGGATGAAGAGAGCTACCAGCAAGAAGATTATCGCGGCAAGCAGACCAAAGAAGGTCACGATCATTGGCTGCAACCTGATGAGGACGACAAGCAGGGTGGTGGCCAGCAATCCGGCGGCGGCGGTGGCGGTGGCGGTGGCGGTGGATCTCAGCAGAAAAAGGGTCACGTCGGCGGCGACAAAGCCGTCATGAAAGCCCGCATGAATAAGGACGGTGGCCACACACTGCGTGTCGGAAAAGACTCGCGCGTGGCTTCACACAAGGACGGCGCCAAGATCCGGATGGGTAGCGACTGGGTCGTGGTGTCGAAAGGAAAGATCATCTTCAGCCGACCACCGATCATCGGGAAAGACCCGATCAAGAACGACGACGCCTAATCTTCAACAGGAGAAGCCTCATGGCAAGCATGGTACGAATCCCGCGCATTCTGCAGAAGTTTTATATTTACGATCCCAATGTGTCCGACACGCTCGGCGGTCTGCAAGTGCTGAGCGACAAGGATGACAAGGGCGGTGACAAAGAGGGCACGAAGCACGTGCTCGCGGTGACGCAGCAAGTGCAATACTGGATTGACCAAGGGCTGATGGGCGAGAAGCCCGTCGGCGAAATCTCTGGCGCCGCAAAGAAGATGCTGGCGCAGGTCACGCGCGGGCGCAGCGAGGACAACGACAAGCCGATGCCGCGCCTGCCGAAGTACGACAAGAAGACGCAGGCCGGTTCGCCGGGCCACGCACTGACGCAGTTGTCGAAGAAAAAGAAGAAGAGCCGCAAGGCAAGGCCGCTGCAAGAGCCGTTCACCTCGACCAACCCGGACAATCCGCAGGCGATCGCGAAGCCGATGGACAGCCCGCCAGCACCGGGCGACAAGCGCGTGCCGCCGACGACACCGCCGAGGTAAGGCGATGTCGGATTTCATCTACGATCCCAACCTCGATATCTGGCCGGATCTCAAGTATGGGCGCATCGTCCTCAACCCGGTGCGCATCGGGATGGACCGCGTCACCGGCAAGATGCTGACGGGTTGGGATCACGTCATCCAAAGCATGCTGCTGATCTTCTCCACTCGTTACCATGAACGGGTGCTGCGACGATGGTGCGGCTCATTCGTGCCGCACCTGATCGGCGAGAACGCAGATGAACCGACGATCGCGCGGTTCTACTGGGCGATCGCCACCGGGCTCGATCTCTGGGAGCCGAACTATCGCATTCAACGCGTGCGCGTTGCCAACCGGTCCGATGGCACCATGCTGACATCGCCAGAGGAATTGCGCACCGGCAAGCTGACGACGTCAATGGAAGGCGTGTACCGGCCACGCGGCCACCTCGGCAACTCGCAGCCGCAGGTTCGTCGCGCCGTCGGTCTGGTCTCGCGTGGCTACAATCTGTGGGAAGGGCGTGCCGGTCTCGTGGCTGGCGCACCCGCAGGCGGCATCGGCACCACACCAACGGTCGTCCCGGGAGGTTAGCGCATGAGCGACAGTTTCGATCTCGACGCAGGCACTGCCGGACAGGCGCTGGCCGACAGGCTGACCGATCGCATATCGATCCTGTTGCCTGCGAATCTCCAGCCAATGATCGTGCTGGAGGATCTCGACGCCGAGCAGATCCTCACCGATCGCATGATGCGGCTGAAGCAATTGTGGGCGCAGTACGATCCGCCATCGGCAGCGCAATACGACGTCGAGAACCTTGAGTTCGACCCGATCAAGATCAACCAAGAGGCCTGTACCTATTTCGAGTTACTCCTTCGGGATCGCGTCAATCAGGCGGCGCGATCGGTGACACTGGCTTACGCGATCGGCACCGATCTCGATGCGATCGCGTCACGGTATCCGGGCGGCGTCCCACGTCTGGAGGGCGAGAGCGATGATCGATATCGGCGCCGGATCTGGCTCTCGCCCAATACGCTCAGCCCGCACGGCACCGCAGAGGCGTACGAATTCTGGGCGCTCACGGCGCTGCCAGCGTTGCGCGACGTCACGGCAATCCGCGCGGTGATGCACGACTACTATCCGACGATCCTGATCACGTGCCTGATGGGCACCTACTCCAACCCGAAGCCGAGCGACGAGCAACTGGTGTACATCCGCGCCTATATCCAGTCGCTGTCGCGGCAGGGGCTGACGGATGTCATCTCGGTCAATCCGCCGAAGGTTCGCCAGATCGAATACAAGATCGGCGTCTGGCTGTACCCGGGCGCGAGCGTCGATCAGACGATGGCCAAGATCAACACCAACCTTGAGAAGCTGGTTGCCGATCAATACTGGCTCGGTCACGATCACACGCACATGAACATCGATTCGGCATGCTCGATCAGCGGCGTGCACCACATCGATATTGTTGAGCCGACCGAAAATATCTTCGTGCCGCTCGACTGGGTGGTGCAGGTCACCGGCATCACGGTGACGCTGATGGGGCGCATGCTGTGAACGATATCGTCACCGAAGGCATCATCAAGGCGCCCGGCGCCAAGCTCCTCTATCACAACGCCAGCGGCCTCGAAAAGGCGATGGCGGATGTCGATGGCGAACGTCTGATCGGCACCTACGCCGAGATCATCAACGACCAGTGGAATCCGTACAAGATTTCCTACAACAACCTGCCCTATCTCGGCTACGCGCAGGGCGTGCTGCTGTGGGAGGAAGGCTGGAGCGAAAGCACACAACGCGAGTGGGTGGCGCGCCAGTTCGAATACAAGTCGCTGCGCGGTACGCAGGCTGGCATCGAGATGGCGCTCAACTATTCCGGGCGCGACTTCACGGGCGGTTACTTCATCAAGCAGGCGCTGCGGCCACCGCAATGCTTCTTCGCTTCGCCTTCGATGAACAAGGAAGCCTACGATTTCTGGATCCACCTTCTGCCGGAGGTGCGGATCACGTTCTATGAAGGCGTCGGCTGGGACAGTGTCGATACGCTGTACGTGCGCGACGGTGGTGTGAACGACTTCGTCGGGCTCGATGATGGCGAGGCGCTGCACGGTCGCAAGGCGTTCCTGCGCGTGCGCGGCAAGGATTATCCGCTGCAGATCTACACCTTCACCAAGGAGATCAACGGCGTCACCACGGTGGACTTCGAGCGGATCGCGATCCCGGGACTTGCCGGTCCAGCCTTCACCACCGAGGACTTCGTCAACGACGAACAATTCGTCTGCGCCGAAACCGTGGTGCCGCAACTGGTCACGGTCAGGATCGACGCATCGTACAATCACGAGCAATCGCAGTTACACCTCGACACCGTGCTGCCGGGCATGGATCCGATCGACGTCAGGTATGAGCGCGTCAGCGACGTCGGCTGGGGCAACAGTTTCTATTTCGTCGGCGACTGGAGCGACAGCCGCAACATCACATCGCCGAGCGATCTGCCGCACCCGGATCATACGCTGCCGGAATTGCCGCACCCAGAGCATCCGATCTACATGCCGCCGACGCCACCGAACACGATCCCTGATCCGGTGCCGCCTGTGCCGATCGTCTACTACGCCGATGCCGGATACGATGCCGCGCGCATGCTGGCCGATCGCGTCTTCCTGTACGACCCGGCCATTGTCGGCACCATCACTGGCGGCGTGTCATTCGTCGGTGTCGATTACGTTTCGTGGCCAGCCTACACCGCCGATCTCATGATTGATCTTCAGACCGACGACGATGTCTGGAGTTGGTTCGGCGACGAAGGTTTCGCCTCCGATGACAATTACTTCGCAAGCGAGCCTGATCTGCGGGACTTCGACCGTGGCAACCGGGCTGTCGTCACCTCACAAGCGCTGCGTGATCGGGTGCGTGTTGCATATGATCCAACGCGCCTGATCGAACTACGCGAACGCGCTTACACTGAAACAACTGTTGACCAGCAAGTGATCAACTTGCTTTAGGAGAGGACATCATGGAGCGAAAAGTAAATATTCAGGACTGGCAGAAGGTCACGGTTGAGGACTTCAATAATTTCGGCCTCTTCCCGAGATCTTCATTCGATCACATCGTTGGCGATACGCTGGTGCCGACGATGGCCTACACCGGCTTCACCACGGTGCAGACCGCACCGGCTGTCGTCACGGTTGGCAACGGTCGCCTCTATCATGCCGGTCTTGTCTTCTACAACGACAGCGAGGGCGGGGCCTCGCTCGACCTGCTCGGTGTTCTCCCTGTGGTGACGCGGCGATATGTCGGCGTGGTCGTGTGGGGCCAAGAGATCGAGACGGACACCGAGCCGAGAACCTTCCTGACCGATCCGGTGACCCGTGCCACCGTCGCGCGCGTGGTCTCCACCGAGAACCGCCGCTGGGCCAACATCTCCACCGTGATCGGCGCCGAAGGTCCGGATCCGCAGCATCCGTCGATCGCGTCGAACACGCTGGTCGTCGCGTGGATCCTGCTCGACAGCACCGGCATCGTCTCGATCGTGATGGAGGACGCAAACCGCGCGCCGAACCTGACCGATCTCGATGACCGAATGAACGAGATGGATTCATGGCGCACGCAGACCGCGTCACGTCTCGACACGCTGGCAACCGACATGGCTGCGCTGGCGGCACGGTTGAACGGCACGGCTGGAATGAAGTTCGTTCTGAAGATTGCTGCCGACGTCGCGCGCGTGAAGGAGAAGACCGGACTGCCAGACACCTATTCGTCGTGGGGCGCGGATCACTTCCTGACTACCGACGAAAGCGACACCCTCAATGTGGATTGGCTCGCCAAGGTCGAAGAGGGTGTTCGCTTCCCAGATGCGGCGCAACGCGATGCGCAATTCTCGCTGCTCAACCCGATGGATCCGGCGGTGATCAATCAGGCAAACTTCGTGCTGCCGGTTTACGATCAGGTCGTGCGGATCGAGGTGCTCGGTAAGGACAGCGAGATGTCGATCTCGCAGTATCAATATCAAACCATCAGTTGGGAGCTTTGCGCCAAGACCCGCACGCGTATTCGTTGGGGCACGCCGATGGTGGTGTGCTCGAATGGTGTCTGGTGGTTCGCTCCGGCTGGCCACGACTACGGCACGAACGTCGGCATGCCGCCTGCGGCTGTCGGCGGCTACACGCCGAACACCGATCTGATCTACGATCCGATCCGCAACATCCTGACGCGCGGCAACGAGACGTTCCAGATCCTCGACGTCATGGACAACCCGAACCACACGGTGCTTCGCCTCGT